AATGGACACAAGTGTTCCAGCCGCGCAAGAAGTTCCAAGCGTAATTGTTGTAAGTTTCTGTGTATTCCGATTCATCCAGCAGCATTCCGTTGCGAAACACAAAGCACTGCCCCAAAATGTAGTTTGCACCCCTTGCGGTTGGCGTAAACACGGTTTGCCCTGCCGTTGCAATGGCTTCATACAACGTGTAGTTGAAATCATCAGGAGAGACAAAGCCAAGTACACGACCATACTTATCAATTGTCAATTGTGCAACCGCGCTAGTTTTTTGCGAAATGCCGGGGCCAAAATCCAACAGTGTTGCCAACTCCGCAACAATTTTTCCGTCCGTACTGTTGGTTATTGCAATTTCACCAATGCCATTTGTTGTTGTTCCCGTAGTAATAAGTTGGCCTGTGCGAACATCAAGATCAATCGTGTTAACTCCATCAGGCAGTGCCGACCAAATTGTTGAGTCATACAATGAAACGCTTTTTGGAACAAACGCTGCCGTTCCCGCAGCATAAGCCGCAAAGTCAGTAGCAAAGCTAAATTTTCTACCGCCTCTATTGCTAAACGCAAGGAATATGTTTGTGCCAAATGTCGGTTGTGCAAAATACCACGTGTAATTACTTGGGTCGCTTGAGTATGCTGGTGTTGTGTCGGTATTCCATAAACCAAAATAAGTCTTTCCCCTTGGGTTGTCTGAAATGCCGGTTCCTGTAATGCTTGTTGCGTAAGCCACCACAATATACCGTCCGGTAAATTGAAATGTGGTTGGCCTCCATTGAAGCACTGAACTTGCTGCGCTGTACTGACTTGAGCCAAGAGAGTTCACCATCCTGACAAAGAAATACCAGTTGCCCTGTGGAATGTTTTCCAAAGTCACAACACCCATACTTGAACCGGGCGTATATGGATTTCCAGCCGACTTCACCGCAGTGGTCCCGGCAAATATACGTTGAGGATCAGATGGTGCGCTAAATGCCGAATACCAAACTTCTGCGTATTGACTCACGCCACTTGATGCCGCCGTTACAGACACGCCAAATGATGGATTGGCGGCAGTCGGATTTAAATTGACTACCACTGGCGCATACATTGTGCCGAACACCAAAGGCGATGGAATTCCAGTGTTTGGCGCTGGTGTAAATTGCGTGATTGGCGTATCGTCATACACAGTGGAGTTGTATTCAATCAACGTCAATGAAGCCGTAATTTGCCCATCATCACTAAAGTTTTCAGTGACTTGAGAAATCCTAAACAGCTTATTTGTCCAACCGTAATTTGGGCTAGTCAAGGTCACAATGTCGCCAGCCTCAAGTTGCAAACCAGCAAAACTAATTGTCACCTTCACAATCAAATCTTCACGCCCTGCTTTTAATAGACGTTGTGCAATGTATTGCGCTCGGACATCGCTGTTCACCAAAGGCAACGTGACAGATTGCTTGTTGATTGGCTCATTTGGGTAAAGCAAAGTTGGCGCAACTTGTGACAAACTAAACACCGCAGACGCAAACGTGTCTTTTTCGCTGCCATTTGCAAACTTGGATTCAATAATATTTGGCGTACTAGACAAGTCTGTTGGGGTGATTTGCAATGCTGACACCATGTTGCTGTCATCAATGGGCAGCGCCACAACGTAAGCTGGCGATTGAACAATGACACCCCACTTGGCAGTTAATTCGTTGTAACGCAACAAGCAATCACAGGATGCAGCCATGTTTTGCATGTTGCTCATAATGCTCACAGATGTATCCAACACGCCATCAAACTTAAATCTTGTGATGGTTGCCGAACCTCCCGCCGCAGGGGTGTAGGTGAATGCGCCAGCACAATACGAATTTAAAGTAGCAAGGCTTGTCGAATCGACTTGTGATGAAGGAACGCCAGCACCGTATCGCGTTGATTGCAGAAAATCACTAAAACAATCACCCGGCGCTGTCCTTGGGTTGTTAACTTGGAACCGAGTTTGTTGAATGCCCGTCAGTCCAGCATCTGCGTTATAAACCAATTTTACAATTGCAAAAGCGCAATTACTCATCAATTTGGTGTTATCCCAAACGTAAGCCAAACTAGGGTCGCTCATCAATGTAACGGCGTTTGTTGTGCTGTTTGTTGGTTGATATGACCCGTTGCGATACAAGTAGATAAACATGTTGCCATCTACGTTTGTTTGTGACTCGTTTGTTGACTCGTCAAGCAATGACACAACTCGGGTTTGATCTGTAGTATCAAACACGCAAAGTTTGCCACCCCAATACACATTACCAAAAGTAAAAATGTCGCCTGTTGCGCCACCTTGCGTATTGGTAACTTCTGCCAATGACAAGCAGTAATACATTGTCTGGTTGTCATTGCTAATTGTCAGGTCAGTAATAACACCTCCAACATAAGCACTACCATAAACCACTGGAAGTTTATTGCTCCCGGCTGGAGGAACTTGCTGTCTGGACCCAAGATTTTTTTGTGTATTTGCTTCAGGACTTGCAGAACTTGCAATGATGCGCGACACCACAAGGTTGATACCAAATGCTACCGCCATGCCGCCTACCGTCAAAGCTCCAGCAGCATTAACAAGGCCAAAAATTTGTGACGCAATAATTGAACCCGGCATATCAAATCACCCAAAATTCTTCAAGTTTTGAAAAACCGAACCTGCTGAATTTCAGGTCAGGACTGTTAACCATTTTGCTGATAAACGCATTGCAAATTCGTCCAGCATCTTTGAGAGCAATTGCTTCATCCAAGTATGCTCTCAACAGCCTATATCCAGCAGTGCTGCCGCGATGTTCAGGTTCAACCCAATAAGCAAATTCTGTCAAAACAAAATGCTTTGGCGACCAAATGCTTGGCATCACTGCCGCAATCATCATCCCCACAGATTTGCCATCAATCTCTGCCAACAAAACAACACCACGACCAGCAATCAATTCGTTAAGCATCTGCGTGACATATTCGGCATCATTGGCATCTTTCAAAAACTCCAAAGGAGTTTCGCTTCTGTATTGACGCAGCATATCCAGCACTGCTGGAATGTCAAAACGATTTGCTTTGCGAATCATTCTGGCTTCCCAAACTGATACGCAATTGTTTCAATAAAGCTGACACGATTCATGCTGGTATCACCGGGGTTAAAGAATTGCCAACTGTCATCATTAGTGTAGCGTCCAGCATCTGTATTTTGCAAAGTCAATTGAGTGCTAGACGCTCCAATTTGAATTGTGCCAACAAAGCTACGGGCTTCTTCCATCCAGTTTTCTTGAATGCTGAATGACGTAATGTATCCGCTAAAAAACTGATACAACCCACCAGTACCACCCGTTGTGATAAGTGCGCCGTTTGTATCAAAGAAACCATGCCACATTTGAATGTAGGAACCCTTTACGGTGTTGCCTAAAACAAACCCAAGCATGGCTGTATCAATGCCGGTCAATGACACTGATGTGTCGTTGGAGGTGCTTTTTATGTCTCGCTGTACGTCCCCCACCCGCAAGAGTGTACCCACTGCGCTAAACGGCGTAGCATCAACAGCAGAGACAGTTATGTTTGAGGCTGCTGTGCAGAAACGATAAATCTGCGATCCAGTGTTGATGCGTATGAAATCCGCAATGCGGATGTTGTTTGTTCCAACAACAGGCGTAATGACGTTCATAAAACAGCCTCAAATGCGTTAAATTCGCCCGACCACTGAATAAACGAATCATTGGTCATTGGCTGCAATGTGTATGTCGGGTAATCACGCAAAATCACAGGAAATGTTACTCCCGTATAACTGCTGCCACCCATGCTAATGGTTGTTCCAAATTGACCAGCAACGCAAACTGAAGTTGAGGCAAGCGTTGCTATAAGGTTTCGATGCACTGGCACGTTTACGGTTGCACCGGCTCCGCGCAACACATCAGCAGTGACGATGTATGTGTACCGTTCAACTTGCACAAAATCACCAATTCGGAATAAATACGCACCAGAAGAAATTGTTGGCAAAGAGCCAAGAACCAAAATCTTGTTGGCTGATGATGTTTGCCACCTACATGCTGCAATTTGCCCAGAAGTCATGTCGCCTTGATACTTGATGTAGTTGAGCCAGCCGGTTGAACCAAAATTTAAATACTGCTCAAGGGCTTTGTCCGGGATTCGCAAAGCGTTCAAGATGGTTCGGCTCTGCGAATACAGCAAATAATTCATGGGCCGCATCGTGAATTGAAACGGTACAACCGTGATGATTTCACTGGTCAGGATTTTTTGGTTGCGGCTGACCGTCTGCCCAACAAACCTGTGGTCATTGATCGTGACGCTTTCAGCAATGCTCAGAATGGTGTTAAGGCTCATGTTATCGACTCACTGGCATAGACCGTTGTGCAGACTGATTTGCAGACCATACGGCTTGTTTGTTTTTGGCAAGGAATTGAACGGCGCTTTGAGTGTCAATGGCACTCATGTTTTGGATGATTGGCCCATTGTAGTTAATTGTTTGACCACCCATGCCACCCAAGGCATGGTTAGGAATGATTGTTCCAGCAGTGCGAGGAACAAACAACTCAGGTCCACGCTCTCCGACAATGCTTGCTTTGCCTACTGGTGGATCGCCACCATCAGCAAACATTCTGCCGCCGCTGGCTGATACAAATTGCGATTGCGTCATGGTCATTGGTGTTGGAAACAATGAACTAAACAACATTCGCAGCAACGTCATGGCTTGCGCCTTCATTTCAATTGCAATCAAATCCCTAATAACACTTGCAGCAAAGTCCTTCATTTTGAACTTGCCGGTTTGTACAAACTTGTCAATTGCAGAACCAAGGTTGCCCCACACCGAATCAAACACTTGTTGGGTGCGCTTCATGGAATCTTCTATCGTCACAAACAAGTTTGCCATTTGTTCTTGACGATCAATCTGGTCAAGATTAAATTGTTTGTCTGGACCTTCCTCAACCTCTTTGCGTTTTCTAGCATACTCCAAAGAAATCTGAGCAAGTTTTTGCTCTTGTTCAGTGGCGTAAATCATTTGGTTCTTCAAATCCAAAGACTCTTTTTGATATTCCATCTCTCGCGTCTTGGATTGGTTGGCTGTTCTAATAGCCGCAAGCCTATCATCTTCAATTTTTGTTTTACTGTTTTTTTCGTCTTCTAATTTTTGATATTCAGCAAATTCCAACAAAGCATATTTTGTTTTTATATCTGTTTGTTTTTTTGCTGTGTCAATTGCAATTTGTGTGGCTTTGTTTTTATATATCTCAAAATTTTCTGTTGTAAATTTATTTTCTTCTTTTTTATTCTTCTCTAACATTTCCCGATTTGCTGTTGCCAACTGATGCTTCATTTCAAGATCAAGTTGTATCAGTTCGTGAGTGTTTTGTTTTGCAATAGAAAACTCTATTTCAGCTTTTGATTTTGCCAATTCTTCTGCCTTCGCAATACCCATAGGCCCATACTTGTTTTCGTCACTAATGTCTTTTGCATTTTTTGCTGCTGCTTTTGCTTTTGCTTTTGCAGCCTCATCTTCCATCAACATGGATTTAAGCAACATTTTTCTTTGCTCAAGCAGCGCATCTAACTTAGCTTGATTTTCCTCTTTTGCTTGCGACATGCGGTTTGTTGGCGCATTTAAAGCAGCAGTAGCCAAAGCAATCTCGTGATTTAGCTTCTGCAAATCTTTGCCTTTATCGTCACGGCCCCAACCCATCATGGAATCCCAAGCCCACGATGCCCACTTACCAATACTTTTCCAGCTTTCTTCAAAGAAGCCAAGTTCTCGGCGCGAGGTCTGAAAACTTTGATTCAGCAAAGTTGATTGCAGACGTATGGATTCTTGCAGTTGACCTTGCTTTTCAAGCGCCTTAATTTGCTTGTACTGTTCAAGCGTCAGGAAGTGATATTTGTCGTTTAGTTGCTTTGCAGAACTTGCAGTGCCATCCAGCAATGGAATAAGAGTTTCAGCGGCTTTTGTGGCATCAACTCCAGAAATTTTAGAGAAGTTCAAAATAACTTCGCCAACTTCTTTAATAGATGTGTAAGTGAATTTGCCAGACGCAGCCAATTGCTGCATTACATCTCTTGCGTCACCAATAGCTACGCTTGTTTTACCGGAAAGGACATTGCCAAGATTTAACAATTTGTCATAGGTTACGCCAGCAAATCCATTGGTTAAAGTCATTGCATCTTTAAACTGATCCAAATCATCTTTTGCCTTGTAAAAAGCATAACCAACAGAACCAATAGCAGCAGCTAAACCGCCAGCAATAACTCTTGTAACAGTAAACAATGTGCCAATGGATTGGAACATAGGCTTAATGCCACCCATCACATCCTTCAATTGACCACCTTGCTGCAAGATGGCAATGAACGGGCTTTGACCAGATGCGATCTGCGTAAACAAGTCAGTCGTCTGATACGTCAACTGAATCTTTTGTTGCTCGTTCATTTTGAACTGAGCGCCCATAGCATTTTTTGCTGCCGCAGCAACTTTGTCGTATGCAGCGGCTTGAGCCAAAAGTTCTTTTGCCTTCTCAGTTCCCTTGATGTCCTTAAGGCGACCAGTTGCTAATTGACGCTCAATTTCAGAAACCTTTGTGACAGCCTTGCCGTAATCCTCCGTGGCATATTTCAGCGCCTGAATTTCTTTGTCAGCCGCCTTCATTTCCCGCGCAATGGCGTTCTTCATCTTCTGCGTTTCATACGCAACTTTATTTGCTTGCGTGACAAAATCGCCAGTTTCAAGGCTCAGTGCAACGCCAAGTGTTGCAGCGTTTTGATGATTAGCCATTACTTTCTCTTTCTGCTGAGTTTCTGAGCGTAAGCCGGGATAATTTCACCCAAACTTTTCTTCAAATCGCCAATGACTGTTTGAGCGCCATATTGCAAAGCAGGGCGCAAAAAAGGTCGTGCTGGTATTTTAGTTGTTCCATATTCTTGCGCCAACGAAACAGCGCTGCGCTTAACGGAAACAATAGCCAGCACAACCGAATTTTCTTTAATGCTTGGCGCTTCTCTGTCGTTAGGGGTTGTCAGCCTAGACTTCAATTTAAGCGTGTCTCGCATGTGAATCGGACGATAGTCACTGCGGGGGTTTTCTATGTCGTAAGGGGCATAGGCTTTAGCTGCGTAATAAACGCTCTGCATGGAGTTCTCAGCAGCCTTGGCAAGCGTTTCTTTCAAGACAGTATCCATCCTGAAACCATTTGCCATTTCAATGATTTGCTTTTCAAAGTCAGCAAAGCCAGAAAGCTCAAATTTCAGGTCTTTGCCTTCAAATCCAAGCGTATCAATATGTTGGGCCATGCTACTCTTTCAGGTAAGCCTCCGAACCCGGTCTAGTAGCCAAGAATGCCATCAACTGCTTGCT